TAGATACATGGGGATTTACATATTCGCCCTTTAGTATGTCCATTAGTTCCATTTTGATTGTGTCGCCGCTACTGTTTCTAACAGTTCCTTCAGAGCTCATAGCAACAATCAGGTAGTCTGTTAACTTCGATGCTCCTTGCTCTATAGCACCAACTACATCCTCCCTCAGATCTCCAGAGAGCCACTCATCGATGGTTGAGACCTTTGGACGAAGTCCTTGAAGCTTATCTATAGCCATTGGTCTGACTTCGACTATAGATCCAGTAAGAAAGTTCTCGACACCCTTTTTAGTGGATGCTAATTTAGTTCTACCTGCTCTAGATCCAGTTGTGTTCTGTAAAGACCCTTCGGTTAAAAACTGAAATAAAGGTCCTCTAGCTCTGGTTATAGCGGTTCGCATTGGAGACATCACTTCTTCGGCCTGTTTCATCGTTGGGGCAGTCGTTATCTGACTAGTAGTCTTCGTGTCGACATTTAAGAAGTAATTCTGAATACATGAGCCATACATTGACTTAGCTGCACCTCTCGCTACAATCAAGTACTGCTTCTTAACAAGGCGCTGTTTCATACGTTTTCGAACATACTGGCCCCCGTGTCCGTCTTCGTTAGGAACATAAATACTTCGTTCTATGAAGTAATACCAACCGAATATTTGCTCAGCCCATAGCTTGAAAGAATCTAGCAGGACTAAGTCGGATCCATCAGTAAGGGTAAGTTCTCCTTCACAGAATTTTATGAAACCGTTTATCGCATCTTCATCATAGTAGATTCCAGGATTTTCGATTAATCTGTCAATCCTGTTCATCTCCATGCTGATTTCACGACACACAGGAATGTCCCCACGAAGAACTTTATCACGAAACAGCCCGTAATAATAGGGAACAGCTGTGTTTGATAAAGTCATCCGCCAGCCGCCTGACGACGTTTTTTCAGCTCAGCCTTCATGAGTGCGTATGATGCCCCCGCAGCATCTTGAGCCGCCTTATCAACGACAGAGGTAGAATACTGTTTAAAGAATTTACCAAGAAGCTTTTGACTTCGACTAGCTCTACTAGGGGCTAACTCCCTATAAGATTTTTCAAGATTTAAACGTGCTGTAAGCTTTTTAATATCGTCATTGCTCAACTGGGAAAGTGGTTTACGCCGTAATTTAGCAACAGCGGCATGATCTTGACTAACGAGTCCGCTTGAATTCTTTTTTCTACGTATTCCCCACCTTTGACCTTTGATTCCGTGATGGGCAAGGAATTCATTTAGTGATAGATTTGCCATATTATAACCTCCTTCCGATTGTTGAACAACACGCAGTTTCCTGTCCTTTAAAAGTTTGAGCAGCTGCCGTAATTTTATCTCAGCACGATACTTTTTACGCTTATCTTCTTTTAGTGCTTCTTTTACTTTAAGTCCAGGATTATCAGCCAACAATTTCGATAAACGATCCTTAGCCGCTTTTACATCGAAATCTCTTCCGCTTCTCTTAGCGCGACCTTTTTCAACTTCGACGCCTTTATTGATAAATTTGCGATCTTTCCTGGCCTGAGCCTTTTCCCTTCTTTTCCTTACGACGTTCAGCATCTTGGGCTCGGAGTCTGGCTTTTTCCTCTGGTGTCAACTTCCCTTTGGTTTCATCCCACTTCATACCTTTAACGCCATAGTGGAGAATATCTTTCATGGGCTACACCTCCGGTTCAACCTGAACTTGAATACGCCAAGCCAATTGATTAATCTGACTTTCCAAAGCGTTGATTCCGAAGGAAGTCGACGGAGTATCAAATTCCATCTTGACACTTAAGAGAATATAACTCTTTATGGCTTCTAAATTATCGACACCTGCAAACAATTCAGTCCATGTTTCAGCGACAGTCTCAACAACGTATCCACCTGCAGGTCCAACTCCAAGTTGACTGAGGTTAAATATGGCTGTGTTTATCGCCATTATTATTTGTGAATCGAAACCCTCATAATCTGCTTCGACATCGAGAGCCTTTTTTACAGTAAGCATTATGCTTTCCATAAGACCTCCTTATTAGGCCCACAGAGTTGTGTCTCCTGGGCGACGAACTACCGGCGTCTTTGGTAATAAAGACTCGTCTCCATAATGAATGGCTTGATGAGTCCTAAAAGACGTACAAATTAAAACATCAAGATTAAAGATAATGTCCCTACCTAGCGCGACATCTTCTTTAGTAATCGGATTCATGTGATGAACGACCAAACGGTCATAAATCGCATACCCAGGTATACCTAGATCGCATCCAGAATCACGAATAATAGCTCGCTCTCGTACATCCTTCCATCGGCTAGATCGATATAGTTGTTGATTCAACCAACGATCAAAACCAAAGGTAGATTCTCCGACTACACCCTGTAATCGGAGATACTCATACCGTTCTTCAAACGTTTCTAATTTTTCCAACTCGCTGTAAGATCTAGTCATCAAGATCGTCCTCAGAGACAATGTGCATTTGACCACTGTACTCTCGCATAGCGTTTAACGCCTTCTTATATAGTTCTTCTACTCGCTGTGTTGATTGAAGAGCTTCTGTTTTTGCACTCAATAACAAATTTTCTTGTGTGAGTTTCTCTTTCTCCAACAAAGCTTTCGTAGTTCCAAGTCTTAGGAAATGTGTTATTACTTGCGATGATGCGGTACCTTCTGCGAGTTGTTTTTCTGCTAATGACGCAGCCAGATCTATTAACTGGTCCTCCCGTTGTTTCATGGTTTTCCCAGGAGGGCGCGTCTTAGCTCGTCCTCGTTTTTTGTCTGGTGCGTTCATGTCTACCTCTCAGGGGATGTCCTTCGTATGTTTAGCTAATACGAAATAACCCGCAGCCGAGAGGCCGTTGGGAAACACTCCGTTGGCTATACAATAATAATATAGTCCATCTTTAGCTCTGATAGTCCCGTCAGACTCTACCGTTAAAATATCGTGGGTCAAGTGGACGTTCAATTCAGTGTCTAAAGGAAAATAAATTCTGTTGTCTGTCCCGGGGTTAAAGGCATAGACAAACACAGGAAGATTATTTGTAGTGGCGAACCTATCCCAAACCCAACCACTAGTCTGTGGGTCGCGAACAACCACAACATCTTTATGAAGTGGATCAACCGTTGGAATAGGAATCGGAGTTGGAGGTGGTTGAGTCGGAATAACATTGCATCCGACAACCATTACCAACGTTAACACGATAAACAAGAAAAATAGTTTTTTCATACTTATGCCTCCTTCTTTGATTCGTTCAAAAGTTTGACGCCATTATCTAAAGCGTCATTCCAACCGAGTTCATAGTTGTATAGTGGCAGTGGTTCTTCTACCGGAGGTAGATCACCTATATTAGCCCACATATGCATCTGTTTAACTGTCCCATTAAAGACTTCTAGGCATACATGCTCCGAGTCTACGCCCTCGTATTCTCCACGCGCGAGATACTCTGCACCATACTGCCACTTCACCCAATGCTTGCAGCCTGCTGGAAGTCGTGGTTCCCAACCGCCATCAAGCTTGGCCACATCCAATAACACATCGTTCCATGTAGAATAAGGCCATTGAGCATTCCAGAAATCTGGGTAGTTTCTTATCCAGGTCACACCATGTGGATACATCCACTCTTGAACAAATTTCTTCGAAGAGTAAAACAGCGTTCTCTTCTTTGATAAGTTCTTAACCATAACGGTGAGGTTGACTCCGTCTTCAGCAAACTTCGGAGTGTTATCGTTGAAATATCCCTCAAAGTCATTAGCCAAGTAATCAGCATCTTCTGCTACTTCCAAAAAACGCTCTGCTTGATCTTTGACTGGAATTCCAGAACGCTGATAGTGCACTGCACCAACCATTACGCCATGATCTCTGGCTATTTTAGAAAACTCGTCGAACATTCGATTCTTATACAGTCCATCCGTAGCTTTAATGTCTACGAAATTCTGCCAAGGCTTTGGCCTCCAAGCCTTTTGGTAATGAGAGATAAAGATTCCCTTTGCTCTTAGTAACATTAGATCTCCTTTCAAGTAGTTATCAAGCACTTCTGAATAGAATCATCGAACTTCTTCTAACTATTAAGGAGTCTCTTGAAAGGAGAAGGGCGCAACCAGCCCATTTCGAAGCTCGATGACTCTTTTCAGAAGTGCTTGATAACTTTAATCCTTGCCTTTATTTTTCAGGCATTTCCCAAAATATTGCTGTTGCAATTGCGCACAAATACCCAACAGCTACAATCAGCACACTTTGCCAAGGATAGACCCGCAATATATACAGGATGTTATCCCATATAACTTCCCAGGTCATTCCTCAACTGCCTTCGTATCGACGAACTCCTTCAGAACATTTTCAAGTTCTTCGTTGAACACGTCTTGTGCGATTATAAGCTCAGCGACTTCATCTTCGATCTGACTCATTCGTGTGGCGTTGTTGGTAAGATTGGCTGCTCTACTCGCAACTTCTAGTAAGTAAAGACGTGCAGCAATGCTGCGAAGTTCACCTTTCAACATCCCAACCTTTTCTGAAACTGGTACAACTGTATTCATGTGTTTCTCCTTTCAATTTTCCTTATGTTGCTATTAGCCCAACAGAACGTACTCGAGCCAACAGTAAATTTAACTGCGCTGTTACACTAGCTATTGTTTCTGTAGCATTAGCAACAGCTGCAGGTTGAACGATGGGTGTTGCTCCCCAGAGGCCTATTTTATTAGTAGCATACAATCCAAACTTGGTTCCAGTGGTTGTGCCTGTGAGGATGGTAAAACCATCAAGGATGGATATAAAACCATTTGCAGCAATCTCCAGCGCAGAGACCCATGTGCCTGCGTTCGTTAATACAACCTTGAACACGCCAGTAGTGTCAGAACCATTATGTCTCGCAACTTGAAGCGCTCCAATAGTGTTAGCTACGCCAGCACTATCTTTAATACGGAAACCTACTGATGCGCCGAAACCATCAGTCATGTCGCCGGTTGTTGTGTATTGTGTTACTAAGCCTCCGCCAATGTAGGTCGTGTCCGTAGTTGTTCGCTCTGCTAGAATTACGGGATAAACAGAATCAATAACGTGCAGTCTTGCACCAATGGATGCGAGAGCGACATTTACCCCGAGTTTCCCTGCGTTAGAGAGGATCATCTTAGTAGAGTATCCGCTACCAGAGCGAAAGTACAAATCTCCAGTAAGTGAGGCCTCGTTTGCGTAGTCTAGGAATACACCGGTAGGCCCACCGACAAGTCCTCCCCATTGGCTAAAGCCAGACATCCCAGGATCACGGAACGAAATGGCTGCTGATCGAAACGAAGCCGTATTATTGTATGGCTCAAGTACCAGCTTCATTGCTTCGTGATACTGAGATGCACCTACGCCGTCTGGTTTCACGAGGATACCGGTGTAACCATATGTGCTATCGTAGTCTGCTTCCCCAAAGATGTACCCATAAGCCGAAGAGTTCGGAATCAGCTTTAGATTACCAGCATTCGTTAACCGCATTCGTTCGGTGAAAGACGACGTTGATCGGAATATCAGATCGTGGGTCAGTCCAGATCCAATACCAAAATCAATAATCGCGTTGTCAGGATTAGCGCCAAAACTAGCCCAACAATCCCATCCTGTATGTGATGGTGATCGTAGTTTAAGAGTAGCGCCTCTGTATGTTTGTATATCATCATAAGAAGTAATGGCCACAATAGAAGCAGGGAAAGATGCAGATGCTCCAGTCGGAGAAAAGACTATCTCTGTATGTCCATAAATGCTAGAGTTTTCGCCAACATCTAGTTGCATGCCGTACGTAACTGATGCCACCTTACTAAGTATAAGTCGCTTATTAATATTATCCCAAACTAGATCGGGAGACTCGTCGACAAGAGTTGCGTTCCAAAATAAGACCGAACCCGTAACATAACTAGACTTTGTATCCGTCATTCCTAAGAACGAAGTTCCTGAGCCTACTGAACTATCTATGAGATCGACGTAATGACCTTCATTTGGAACTTTTCCATTCTCGAAATATCCCTTTAAGACTTCAGCACTTACTACAGACATAACACCTCCTTCTAAAAGTCGTTTTGTTCCCCCAGAATATCCCCCCGGGGAAATTTCGAGG